TTTGCGTCCAAGTGAACGGCAGGCCCGTATCGTAGTGCCTATTACCAACTCTGATCGCCGTGCCGATGCCGGGCGCGGGCGGTGCCACCAGCACAATGGTGGCCGTGGTGGCTGTGGTGTTTTCGCTTTCGGTAGTGTCTGCTGTGCCGTAGCTGGTTACCAAAACGCGAAGGTCGGTGCCGTCGGTGTACGTGCCCATCACTACGTCTAGGATTCGGACATCGGAAAGCCCTTGCCCTATCTGCATGGTGACAGATACGGGTGTATCGAGCGCGGGATCGGGGTCGGTGCCATCGGTCGTAATGTAGTATTTGAAAGTGTCGGCATTCGTCGCGTCAACGCCTCGAGGGTAACGCGCCTGGAGCCGCACGTATCCGCTGCCGGCTTCGGTCAGGGTGACATCTTGCGGGGGTGTGATATCGGCGTTAAGCTGCCCACCCGTGTCGTCTAGTGTGAAGTCATGTGCGAAGGTGTTGTAGCTGGTCAGTCCGTAGGTGTCAGTTTCCCGCACGGTGACGCTGTAGGTCTTTGTGCCACTTACCGGCGGGGTCAAGGCAATATTGAATGGCAACGCGGTTTCAGTCTGGTCTGCCGTGGTGAAGGTGGGCCGCGCATCCTCGCCAATGAATACATCGTATTTGGCCGCGTCGGTGGAGGCGATGCGATACAGGCCGTAGTATTTTTGAGAGTACGCCCCACACTCGACAATGATGCTGGATTCCTGCGCATAAGCCGCCGTCGCCCCCGCCGGAATCTCGCGGTGGATTCGCAGTCCGTAGCAACCCATCGGGGCAAGTGCTGTAATCGCCAAGCCAGTAGCGGAGGAAATGGCCGTAGACCAAGACGCGCCCGCCGGGGCTGTGTTGATGTCAGCTTGCAAGTCGATCAGTCCGTCGGCATCCGGTGCCTCAATAGAGATACGAATACCCGGCACGGCGTCCACGAGGTCTGAAGCGCTGCCCGCGCTTGCTGTGGTGCCGAGCCGCGCCCGCCCCGCCGATGGAACAGTCAAGCTGGTAGCCGTGCGCGAGGTGTAGTAAACGATTTCCCGAAGCGTGCCGCCGCTCTGGCGAATCCGCGCCCATCCCGCAAGGGGCCAATCCGCGAAGCCGTTGGCCGTGGCGGTGGTAATCGTGCCGCTGCCGGTTGCGCCAAGCTGGGCCGTGCCGGTCGCCCGCTGGGTGCCGAGGGTTCCGATGTAAACAATTAGATCGCGGGGTTCTTCGCCGTGGTTGAAGATGAACCCGGCAAGGTAGGTGCTTACGCCCGCCGCGCTTTCCGCCGTGGTGACATCAGGCCCGCCGATCAGCCCGTTGTAGGGCTTGCGAATGTCGAGCGTCAAGCCTTCATTTAGGTCGTCGTCACCATCGCGCCGAATGCGGATGTAGTTGTTGGCCGCAGCGCCTTCCAGCAGAATGCTTTCGCCATCAGCAATCGCCGCCGTACTGCCTTCCACCGTCAAGCCTGCGGGGGTGTACGCCAGTGTGTCAGCATCCACAGCCCGTACCGTCGCCTCGCCTACGCCCTGCATGCCGCCGATCTGCTCAATGACCAGCGTCGGCGCAATACCTTCGATCAGCGCGTCGAGCTGCTTTACCTCCACCGGCATGCGGTAGCCGCCAAGAGCGCCCGCAACGGTGCCGCCGGTATCGTCGCCAAGCTCGCCAGACAGGTACAGGCCAACGGCGTCAGCGCGTGTGTAGGGTGTTGCCATTAGATTGCATCCACGGTAAGGTTTCCGGTGCCGCTGTCATAGGTGTAGGACAGTTCAGGCGGAGTCGGGTTGGTGTGGTGGAAGATGGAGAATTGCAAGGGCGTGCCCGCCGTGCCGCTCGCGTCGTAAGGCGTCACGCGGAAAAGGTAATTTGCGGTCTCACAGAAACCCGCGTCAACTTGGTAGTAGCCGCGTCCGTCCTCGACGATGGTTACGTCGTAGTCCCAAGCCACGCCATTCCAAAGCTGTGCCACGTAGTAAGAATTGGTGCGGCGTCCGCGAAATTGCAGGGTGATCTTGGGCGAGTGCAAAACCTGCTGGAGCGTGGCCGCGCTTTGCGTGCTATCAATGACTTCGATGGGCGGGGGTTCTACGAGGTCGTCCGTCCATTGCGCGGTGTACTCGGTCTGCTCGGTGTTCTGGAGAACGGCATCACCCTTGAGGTAAACCGTATAGGGCGCGGTGCCAGACCATGTATAGCGGCATGCTTTGGTGCCGACCATGAGGGTCTCTGTGATTGAAGATGCCATTAGGTTTGATCCGTGAGTAGGGATGAAATGTCGGAGAGAACATCAACATCGGGCACAGCGCCGAACGGCCAAACAACTCCATATTCAACAAGGCCCGGATACTCATATGGCCCTTCGTCATAATCGACAGATATCTCAACGTCTCCACTGGTTGACGCGATGATCACTTGCCGATAACCGCTGGTTGGGGTTGCCGTCAGCCCCGTGTCGGTGCCATTTAGCTTTACCTTGGGCATTGGCGGCCCGCCCGCAACGTAATTCACACTGACACCCACAGCGCGAATGCAGCCCGTTAGAATTCCGCCGTTTGTGGCATCTCGAATTTCCGGCGATATGCAAACAATTCCACCGCCAGCGAGATAGCCAGATGGAGTCGTTGCGCCTACGCCGCGAATCATGAATCCGGCTGGGATGCTGATATTAACCGTCGTTTCCCCTGCCCACTCGATATTCGCCCAAGCTTCTTCGGGTGTGTCTCCATAGGTGGCAAAGAAGCCACTTGCAAGCATCTGGTTTACGTCATAGTCAACGGTCATATCCGACGTAATCGGCGCGGGCGTCTCGCAATACTTCATGAGGTTCAGGCCGCGTGTGATATACATCCAATTCGGTGCCCACAGAACGCCCCTAGAAGCATTCGCAGCCGCCGGAAGGGTTGCGCTTACCGTGGTGGCGATGCTGGGCGTGGCGTCCACCCCGTAGCGATTGGCGAAGGTTGTGTCGGTGCACCAAGTGCCGGGGCTTGCAATAAGGGTCATGCCGGTCTGCATGATGGTCTTGAATGCATCGCCGTGGATTAGACAGCCGCCCGATTCAAAGTCGGCAACGGTCGGATAGTTTTTCTTAGATGCGCCGGTAAGGGAATCGACGTAGTAGAACTCAGTGAGCGCGGTGCCCTTGGCGTAGCGGCGTTCATTGATGGCGCGGCATACCTGTTCACAGATTAGCGGCAGGTCTTGCGTGCGAAGCCCCGGCGGCGTGGTGGCCGCGTCGTAGTCTGTATCGAGTAGCCATCCCATTAGGGTGCCCCACTAAGCGAGGTTGCTTTTTGCATGGGTGTCCAAAGGGATGCGCCGCCGTGCGCCGTCCAAAGCTGGGCGTCGGTCGTGTGGTAGAACTGATACGCCGTGTCTGTGGCCGGAATGGCCGGGAATGATGAAAAGCTGCCAAGGTAGATAATCCCGCCACCCGCGCCACCGCGCCCGCCCTTGCGCTGCTTCACCTGAACGATATGACGATTACCGACGCTGCGAATGGTTACGCCCTGCCCGCCCTTGATTTCCTGCGGGACAAAGCGATTTATGCCCGCGACGTCGCCTTGCTTCAGGCGTTGGCCGGGTCTTAGGGTTGGGGGTGATCCGGTGCCCTGCTTCATGCGTCGGGGAACTTACTGCCAAACGCCTTGTATCCCTGCACAACGATGCGCTTGCGGCCCACGCCATACGTGAGGTTGCTTGGGATATCGCCGTTTTCATCGCGGAATTGCACTAGCTGATTCCAGCCTTTTTTGTTGAGCTGGAATTCAAAGGTAAACTTGTAGGTCGGGGGCGCTGCGTCTAGATCGTGCGCCTCGAATGGAACCGCCGTGCAAAGCCAGCAACCCGGCGGGAAGCCCTGCCACGAATCGGAGTTGATGAAGCCCACCCAATCAGCAACGATTGCCACGGGCTTGGATACAGGGTCAATGCCTGTAGCCGTCAAGACAATTTGCGGGAGCTGAACGGGCATCTCTGGCGATTGGGTGACGGTCAGGCCCGCAAGGCTGGGATTCGTCGGGTATGGGTCTGGATAGGTATATGAAACAGTTACCAGATTGCCGTTTGCATCGGAGTTTGTAATGTCTTCGCTGAGGGACGACGTGCAACGAAAGATGTAGTTACCGTCTTCGAGGCCAAGGGTTGTGTAGTTGGCGGTGACGCGGGCGATCTTGGAGTCCTCGCCAATATCCACCGCAACGTCAAGACCACGGCAGATAACATTCGCGTTAGAACCAAAGGAAGCGCCGTAGGTTGGAATGCCGGAAGTCGCCAGCGCTTCGGCCAGGATGCCGGTGCCGGTGGATGTGAGGCCGGTCACAAGGTATTCCACGGCAACGGAAACGACCGTATCCTGATCTTTGCTCGCCTTGCATCCGGTGATTACTGCCGTAGCCATTACGCCACCATCGCGGCGTTTTGAACACCGTCCGCGATTGCCTTCAGCAGTCGGTTGTTTTCATCCATGCCGTAGCCGGAATTGGATTCGCTGTAGTTGCTGCGGAAATCGACCTGCCGAGAACCCCATTCAGGCGGGGTGAAGGTTCGCTGATTATCGGGAATGCTGCCACCGACAAAGCCGCCAGGGAGTGTGTTGTATTGCATGAATCGGTCGTAAGCGGGATCGCTCATGCCGGGCATATCGCCGCCGATAGGTCCAGACATGCCGAGGTTTGTGTAGCCGAGGTCTGTCGGCCCGTCTATGGCCTTGCTCTGTTTTTCGATCTTGTCGGTAACGTCTTCGGTGCCCTCGCCCAACGCCTCAAAATTCGCTTGCAGATCCTTGAGGCTCACGCCCGTTTCGGTGGCGGCGGCTTCCTGCGCCTTCATGCTTTCGAGTAGCGCGTCGTTTTGCTCGGTCAGGGTGGCGGGGTCTGCGATGCCTTCCGCTCTGCTGCGTGCGGCCTCTAGGCGTGCCCGCGATGCGTCTAGCCCGTAGTTCGGGGATCTGAATCCAGCCGCGTCCTGTTGCGCCTGTTCTACGCGAGAACGCGAGGTGTCGAGGCCCGCAAGCTCTGGCGTGTCGTAACCCGCCATGCTCTTGCGTAGCTTCTCCTTAGCGACAATCTCTTGCAGGGACGGGCCGGTTAATGTTTCGCCCGCGCCGGGTTGTTCCGCCCTGTGCCGCTGGTCGATATTGTCAAACACCCAAGACCAATACTTAGCACCCGCGCCCGCGCCTTCGCCAACATTGATGCTTGGTGTCGCAAACTTACCGACGTACTCCATGATGCCGCTGGCGAAACCCCCAGCGCCCGCAAGTCCTTCGGTGGCAGTGCGGGCGGCTTGTCCAGAGGAATTCAGTTTTCCAAGGGCGTCGGCTGCATCCCCGATCATCTTGGTGACATCTGGACCAAGGGCAATAACCATCTGCTCCCCCAATCCCTTTATGGATTCGGAGAGGTCGTCCATCTTCCCCTTCGCTTCGCCTGCGATGCCCGCCGCCATCCCGATATCGCCGTGCAATTCTTCAAACCGATACGCGGCCTCTTGGATCTCGCTGGGGTCAACAAAGAACTGCATGAGGTCTTTGGCACCCTTGCCGAAAATCGCGCTTGCAGCCGCCGCCCGTTCTGATGCCGTGGATAACTGCCCAATCGCCATCGAGATATCAATAAACGCTTGCGTGGGGTCTTCCTGTACAAGCGTGTTGACGTTCAGTCCCAACGCACCAAGCATGTCCGCCGCTGGCCCGCCCTTGGTGGCCGCATCGCCTAGCGCCTTATTCATCTTCTGAATACCGGCAACGGCGGATTCGGAATCAGAACCGATCTTGGTGGCAATGAACCCGATCTTAGACAGGCTTTCCGCCGTGGTGCCGATGCCCTTGGCGCGGTCGCCAAGATCATCAAGGCGGTCAATGGATGTCTTCAGTCCAGCGCCAAGGCCCGCAAGCCCGCCGCCTACACTAAGCCCGGTAATCGCCGCGCCGAAGCCCGCCACGCTTCGCCCCATCGAGACAAAGCTACCTGCGGTATTCCGCGCCGTGGCATGGACGCTGGAATTGAACTTAGACAGGCGCATCTCCGCGCCGCGCAGCCCCTTGTCCATTCCTAGCGCGTTGGCAACGACTTCGATGGCGATCTTTGATGTACTACCGGCCAACGGTTTTCCCTCCAATGCAGGCCATAAACGCGGCCTGAAGTTCGGCGGCGTCCTGCTTTGGCTTGTCTAGGTATTTATCGTCGTACCGGATCATGAAGTCTCGCGTTTTCGATTTGGGCTTACCGCGTGGAATCTGCATGTTGACCATCACCGCCGTTTGTGCCGCGCTTCGGATGTCCGCCCGCTGTGGCTCGAATGGCTCTATGCGCTCGTATGCCTGCCAGTCCAGATATTCCTCCAGCTCCATGCCTTCCAGCATTTCACCGATGGATTTCCCTAGATGCGCGGCTAGTCTGTGGTTGAATCGTCTCCTGTGGTCGTTTGCAAGTTTTTTGCACGTTCCTCAACTGATTCTTCCGTCCACCCAAGCAACGGCGCGGCGGCTTCATGGATGCGCGTCAACGCCTTGGCGGGCTGGTCAGACAGCGCCGCCTCATCGCTTGCGTTGAACATCTTTGATCCGTCTGGATTCGCGCACATGAGAATCGCCACGCGAGCGCGGAAGCCCACCTGCGCATTTCCAGCCGCCCGCCGCTTCGCCTGATCGCGCTCGAATTCCTCAAGCTGTCTAGCCGTCGGTTTCGAGAGACGTACCGGACCGCCCCATTCCGGTACGTCAATCGCGATCAGTTCCGCTTCCCGCTTTGCAAGGATTTGATCCTTGGTCAACATGTTTCGCCCTCTCTTAGTTCTGGTTATGGGTCCAATCATCGGAGCACTTGCAGGTGATAACCACCGTCGCAAGCTCGGTCGAGTCAACAACAATCGTGCTCGGCTTCCAGCTCTGGACAATCACCGGGCCGCTGGATTCATTTGTCGAGGCCGCACCGCCAAAAGCGATCAACACCGTGTCCGCCGTGCCGACCGCCGGGATAACGACCGTCGGGTCGAACTGGTAGGTGAGCGTGAATTCACCCTCTTCCTTGAGGGTATTGGCAACGTAGGTGTGCGCGCCTGTGGTGCCGAGGTGCGAGCTTCGGATCGTGCCGATGCTCGGCCCGCCAAAATCCACTTCCATAAGCTTCAACGCATTAAGCGCGGTGGAGGTCGTCCATGCCGCCGTCGTTCCGTGCATCGTTCCAACTGCCATGATCTAAATCTCCTACTGTGCCATTGACACTTTATAGATTTGAGTGATTCCATAAACGGGCTGATCGCTGCCGTCAACGATGCCCGCCGGGGTGTCTGATTGTGAGTCCAAGAAAATCGTGGGGCGGCAACTTTCGCCGCTTACGGTGAAGGTGTCACTAGTCGAATGAAGCGCAAGGCGCAGCGCCTCCGCGATGTCTTGACAGACTTCATAGCCGCCTTTTGTGCGTGACTGCTCGACGCCATAGATCCGCACGGCGATATCAGCAATAACCCAATTCGCGCCGCTAAGGTGGCCGCGTGGT